AAGTTCTGGAAGCACCAGCAACAAATGTTGGCTTATCAAAACGATGATCCGAATAGTATTATTTCAACTCATGTGAGTCCGACGGGAGCGTGTAATCTGAAGTGCCCATATTGTTCTGTGACATACAGAGACACACATTCACAAATTGAAATGGAAACGATCAAAGACTACATCATAAAACTAAAGGATCGTGGTTTGAAAGCGGTGATTCTGACGGGCGGCGGGGAACCGACTTCATATAAACACTTCAATGAATTGGTCAATTGGATCAAACAACAGGGATTGTCTATTGGTTTGATTACCAATGGAACATTGACAAAACGTGTAGCGAAAGAAGCGTGGGATTGTTTTTCGTGGATTCGAGTAAGCATTAACATTTTCGACGGATGGGATGATGGAAAAATCATGCTCCCATTCAAATACGTCAACAAAGATTGTGTCATTGGGTGTTCGATGGTCTACACGGTAGAACACGAATCGGCGAAAGAAATGGCAACCGACCGTGTTGAATTATTGAAGCGTGCTGCCAAGGTAGCAGATAATTGTGGAGCAAAGTATATCAGACTGTTGCCGAATTGTTTGTTGGATCAGAATTACCTTCTGCGTGCCCACGATGCACTTGATAAGACGCTGGAAGAAATTAATGACAAGCGATTCTTCCACCAGTATAAGGTACACGGTGCTCCTTCATGTAATACTTGTCACCAATCGTATTTCCGTCCGTATTTGAGTGAAGAACCGTTTCATGAAGACGGAAAGCCAGGAACGGTATATCCGTGTGATTCGCTGGTGTTGAATAACGCATACACACATTTCGCACAGCAATATCAATTGTGTCGTGCGTCAGACATTCTGAAGTACCTTGACCGGGAAATCCTTCCTAAGTTTGATCCATCAAAACAATGTTCCGGGTGTGTGTTTACCGAAAACGTGAACATGTTGGATCAATGGAAAAAGGGTGCGATAAATAGATTCAGTGAATATGAACACGTGGATATGATTCATGAGGAATTCGTGTAATGAATAGTAATGAAATCAGCGGTAAATTTTACGATGCCGGATATTATGAAAACGGCTGTGTAACGGGTAAATCACTATACTCAAATTTTCGATGGATACCGGAACTGACATTACCAATGTGCCACCATATTGTACAGAATTTGGATATGGGGAAATATTCAAAGGTGTTGGACTTTGGGTGTGCAAAAGGATATTGTGTCAAGGGTCTTCGGATGCTCGGATATGATGCATACGGCGTGGATATTTCTGATTATGCCGTATCACAAGCGGACAAAGATGTTGAACCGTACCTATCAGTGGTACAACCGTACCAGTCATTGGCACACGATCAGTGGTATTATTCGTGGATTCTCGCAAAGGATGTGCTAGAGCATATCCCGTATGACAAGATTGATGACCAATTAAAACGATTTGATGAAGCCGCTAATGGTGTGTTTGCTATTATCCCAATGGGCGACGGCAATAAATACTATGTTGACGCATACGAGCACGACCAATCGCATTTTATACGTGAGGGGTTAGAATTTTGGGTGAAAGCGTTTCAAACAGCCGGATTTGATAATGTATATGCGACGTATGATTTGGGTCCGTTCAAAACAAATTGGCAACAATACAAAAACGGTAACGGATTGTTTATTGCTACGAAAACTAATAGAAAATTTGGTTAACAGATTATGAAATAATGAATTGTATAAATAGAGAAGGACAGGCGGGAACCTGTCCTTCATAACACAATCGTCCTATAAGGGAGAACGATCATGTCAAAGACTATTTATACAGATAAGAAAAATCCAAACCGTTTCTATGTCTATGCATATTTACGCGAAGATGGAACACCTTATTACATTGGGAAGGGTAGCGGGAAACGATGTTATTTAAAATCAAAAGATCGCACAGTAAACCCCCCAAAAAACAAAAATCAAATCATCAAGGTTGTCAATAATATTCAAGAAGATATGGCGTTTTGGTACGAGAAACACCTGATATTGTTTTGGGGAAGGAACGATATTGGTACCGGTATTTTGAGAAATTTAACAAATGGTGGTGAGGGGATGTCGGGCTATATAGTGTCGAATGAAACAAGACGCAAAATATCCGAATCACAAAAAGGCGAAAAACATCATTTATACGGAAAATCATTGTCTAAAGAAACAAAAGAAAAAATGGCGAATGCAAATCCAAAATTTTGGTTGGGTAAGTCATTTACATTAGAACACAAACAAAAAATTTCAATGGGCAACATGGGGAAAAGTATCACAGATGAAACAAAGAAAAAACTTTCAAACGTTTTGAGGGGAAAGCCGTCAAGATTTCGGAATAAAACTCACAGCGAAGAAACGAAACAAAAGATGTCTGACGCCAAAATAGGAAAATATATTGGTGTAAATAATCACAATTTTGGGAAAAAATTAAGTGAGGAAACGAAACAAAAGATGTCATTAAATAGACAAAAAAACAAATACGAGGTAATTTTGCCAACAGGTGAAAAAATAATAACAACAAATTTAAAATTGGTTTGTCAAAATTATAATCTCGATTTATCAACAATGTGTAAAATATCTAAAAATAAGATAAAACAAAAACAACACAAGGGATGGACGGTAAAAATAATTGCCGAGCTAAAGAAATAAGGAGTAATGATTATGAAGGTAGTTGTGTATGGTGCTGGAAAATTGGGATTACCGCTGGCTCTTGTTCTCGAACAAAATGGTGGTCATGATGTTCATGTATATGACATTGATCCCAAGGTAAAAACATATCTTGAAACCCGAAAAGTTCCATATCAAGAAGAAGGTATACAGCCATATCTTGATAAGACAAATATTCGTATGATGGAAACGGTAGATGATGCTATTTTCCATGCTGATGTAGTTTTCTGTCCCATCCAAACCCCACATTCCGCTGAATATGAAGGTGTTACGCTGATACCTGACATCCGCAAAGACTTCGACTATTCGTGGTTGAAGGCTGGTGTTAAAGATATCAATGATGCGGCGGTGAAACAAAAGAAACAAATCGTATTGGTTATTGTGTCTACTGTCCTGCCGGGTACAATCGAGCGGGAAATCAAGCCGGTGATTGATTCCAAATATGTTCAACTCTCATACTCGCCTCAATTTATCGCAATGGGCACAACGATCCACGACTTCACACACCCTGAATTTGTTTTGCTTGGGGTCGATTCAGAATATGCCAATCGAGTTGTTGGTGAACTATATCGAACCATTCACGACAGACCAATCTATGAAACAACCATCGGTTCGGCAGAATTGACGAAAGTTGCGTATAACACATTTATCACAATGAAACTGTGTTATGTGAACACAATGATGGAAATTTGTGACAAGATGAACCTTGATGTTGATGCAGTTACCAATGCGTTAAAGATGGCGACGGATCGTTTGATTAGTACACGATATCTTACGGCTGGTCAAGGCGATGGGGGGGGCTGTCATAATAGGGACAATATCGCCTTCAGTTGGTTGTCACAACAGTTAAATATGGGATTTGATTTTTTTGAAGCCATTACATATTCAAGGGAAGAACATTCTAAGTGGATGTGTCGAGAAGTCGAAGCGTGTTCGATTTCCGAAAATCTTCCGATTGTAATTCTCGGTAAGGCATTCAAGCCCGAAACAAATCTCACAGTTGGTTCACCATCCACACTAATGAAAAACATTCTCGAAGGGTGGGGTCATAAGGTAGAAATGTATGACCATATCGTAGACGGCGGTTCATATCAAGACTATCTGAACTACGTCAAGAACCACGAACCGGCAGTCTACTTTATTGGCACCAAACACAAAGACTTTGAAATCGTTCCGGCACAATCCGGATCGGTTGTTATTGACCCTCACAGATATGTTAACCCAAATTCATACGGAAAAGACGGTAGGGACGTTGAGCTAATCTATTTGGGTGCAAGGGGTAGGGTTGATCAGGAAAAATTCCATTGACAGTCTGCCCACGATACCATATAATAGACTAAATTTAGGATACTCTTATTATGGAAAACAATACCAGATGTATTGCTACAGGTGCCGATGAAGACCATGAATGGATGCTTCCGTGGTGGTATGAAAATTACACAAAGCACAATACTACACCGATTGTATTTGGTAATTTCGGAATGTCGTCCACGATGGTCAAATGGTGTGCATCACGTGGCAAGGTTATTGATCTTGTATCCAACATGCCCATGATTAAAAACTGGTTCAAGAAACCATCCATCATCACCCGATGCGGTTATGAACAATGCATAATGATGGATTCGGATTGTCAGGTCCAGTCAAACCTTGATTTCATGTTTGATAAATACTGTAGGGTTGGGTGGGTAGGATTAACCCGTGATACACCCACACAATTCAACACACAATTCACAAAAAATCCTGTAGCTGCTGGTGTTGTTGTAACATATTCAGACAATGAATTGATTCGTGAATGGGAACATCGATGCTTGAATGAAACCGAACTTCGGGGCGATCAGGAAGTGTTGATTAAATTGTTAACCGATCGAAACAATTCAAGAAATTTGGCAACCAAAATTGTATTGATGCCACCCGAATGTCAGTGGCTGCGTCTACAAGGCAAACGAACAGATGTTCCGATCATGCATTGGTCGGGTAGAATTGGAAAAGAAACAATCAGAGGGATGATCGTCAATGAAAATAATGAAAACATTTAAGACTGATATTTGTTCATGTGCTCGATGTCATAATGATCACACACAATTGGTTTTTCATAGATTGAAATATCCAACAAAGCAATATCAGTATTGGTCTACATGTCCAACAACAAACGAACCACTTATGATGCGGATCAGTTTATCTGACACCGAAAAGAAATAAATTATGCTTCTAAATGAACTGAAGGCAAAGGCGGAAGTTGATCTAAAGGTAGATCGATCACAGCTTGACGTTGATTCCCTTATGCTTCCCACAATTGTTGGACGGTGGTTGAATTATTACAACGATGAAAAGCTGACGTATTTCAAACTTGAATCGGATAGGAAGACGATGTATCGGGATTTGTGGATGTATTATTCCGGCAAATCCGATCCACAAGTTTACAAGACAAAGCCATTTGCTCTAAAGGTCTTGCGACAAGACCTGGTTATGTTCATCGAAGCCGATCCGGATTACAATACGATATTAAACAAAACACTACTATGTAAACAGAAGTTAGACTATATCGAACAAGTAATCAAGACATTGAATCAGCGCAGTTTCATGGTCAAAAATGCCATCGATTACATTAAGTTTACAAACGGAGCCTAATTATCATGAATAGAATTTTCGTTTTAGGAAATGGTGAAAGTCGTAGGTGTATCAACCTGAAACATCTACATCAATATGGGAAGATGTATGGATGTAACGCAATTTATCGTGATTATCCTGATATTGATTTGTTGGTATCTGTTGATGAAAACATGATATCAGAACTAGTTCGAGAAAAGGTTTACACGAAAACCCAAGTGTGTGTTCGTAAGCCAAGCAAAAATAATGGAAGATCAAAGAAACGGGGCGGTCGAGGGAAAGTACCATCATTACATCCTTTTTTGTTCAACATCGAAAAAATGTTGCCCAAAGATCGAGGTATGATGAGCGGCGGTGTTGCTCTTGAGTTGGCAGCCATCGAATTAGAGCGATTGGGCGGTGGTGAAATCTTCCTGTTGGGTTTTGATGTGTTTGGTCATGTTGATTCACAAACAGGCAAACATGCGGTTAACAACATATATAAGGGCACGCCAAATTACACTTCACCCGATTCTGCTCCCGTAACAACAGTTCGTTGGTGCCCGATGACATATACCGTCATTGAAGAACATCCATCTATCAAATTTTATAAGATGAACGGTCCAGGTGTGTGTATTCCGTCAGAATGGCTTCCCCTACCACATAATCTCAAGATTATTACACCAAAGCAAATGCAGGACTATATATTATCAGGTAAATATGATTCGTCCGAAAACCCCCAAATAGTAGTTCGTCAAGCCATGTCACCACTTGAACTGGCTAGTGCAAAACTCAAGTTTCGCCCCGAATTGTCCAAGCGGGGACCAATAGCGGAACAACAAAAACCCAAAACCAATGTCACATGATATTCAGATATTTCCGATCAATGAAACCTTCATACGTATTGCGTGTGAACGGAATATTGCAGAAGAACTGAACAACACTTTCAAATTCAGACCACCCAATTATCAATTTACCCCATCATTTAAGAATAAGATGTGGGACGGTTACATCAAACTGTTCAACATCATGAATTACTCTTTGTATAAGGGGTTGCTTCCGAGTTTGGTTGATTTTGCAAATGAAAATGAATACAACATCGGAATCGATGAATCTGTATTTTCACAACCACACACAGAATATTCTGACGAGTATTTACACGAATTCATCAGCAAATTAGACCTTTCAGCACGCAACAAGGCAATCACACCCAAATCTTATCAGTTTGACGCATTCAAAAAATGTGTCAACGATTCTCGATTGGTTATCCTTTCACCAACATCATCGGGAAAATCCCTTGTTATTTACATGACGATGATGTTTCACCTGAAACACAATCCCGGCAAGGTTTTAATTGTAGTACCAACAACATCGCTGGTAGAACAGATGTACAACGATTTTGAGGATTATGCAAAAAATATTCCGGTGAAGATTGAATCGGTTGTGCATAGAGTGTATTCTGGTAAGGAAAAAACCACGAAACTTCCGGTCACAATCTCGACATGGCAATCGATTTACAGACTAAAAAAGCAATGGTTTGATGATTACTCCGCCGTTTTGCTGGACGAAGCCCATATGGGCAAGGCTGAATGTATCAAGGGGGTTCTCGAAAAATCGTTAAATGCGACTACTAGAATCGGTCTAACTGGTACACTGACGGATTCTAAATGTCATTCTATGGTACTCACCGGGTTATTTGGTCCGATTGAAAAGATGATAACAACCAAAGAATTGATGAAGCGTAACGACGTTTCGCAATTAGATATTGACATATTGCTACTGAAGCATGATGATAAGAATTGTAAATCACACAGACGATCCGCGTATCATGATGAAGTAAAGTTCTTGATTACATCCAAGGAGCGAAACAAATTCATTTCTTCATTGTGCGGTCACGCATCCGGCAACACGCTGATTCTAACAAACTACGTTAATGATCACGCAATACCCCTACATGATATGTTGACAAAGTTGTATCCTACTCGGAAGGTACACCTTATAACCAAATCCACCCCGACTATTGTTCGTGAGGAAGTCCGGAAATCATTAGAGCATGAATCAAATGCCATCATCGTAGCCACCTATGGGGTGTTCAGCACAGGTATTTCAATCAACCGGCTACACAACATTATATTTGGTTCCCCATCAAAGTCGTTAATCCGTGTTCTACAATCCATAGGAAGACTATTACGACTTCATGAATCAAAGGGTACAGCTAAATTGTATGACTTGATGGATGACTTATCTGGTGAAACCAAACACCAAAATTATTCGTTCAAGCATGGCATTGAAAGAATCAACATATATGATTCGGAATCCTTCACATACAACATCCACCGAATAGACATCTAAATCGGTCATAAATAGTTATGTGATTTACACTATCGGAG